CATCTATAGCACTTCAAGTATCTACTAGCATATCAACACAAAATTTACAACATAATGTTTTATTCGTTGATACATCCGGACCGAGTAATATTCAAGTGGATGGAGGTTTAAGATATAATCCAAATCAAGATTTATTAACAACTACATCCTCATACGCAATACAAGCATTAAGTTCATCTTATGCTTTAACAGCATCTTATGTAGCAAATGCTTCATAATTTCCATATACTGGAAGTGCTGTTATAACAGGAAGTTTAACTATAACAGGCTCAACAATCTCAACAGATGGATTTACAGGTTCATTATTTGGAACTGCATCTTATGCTTCACAAGCATTAAGTTCATCATTTGCAACAACTGCTTCTTTTGCACCAACAGCTGGAAACATATCTGCAGCAGTAAATCTATTTAACTATTATAATTTTACATAAACATGATGACATACCCAGCTCCAGATGGACACATAATTAAAAGTAAAAGCAGTCCAACAATTTACACTTGTGCTTGTGAAGACATGCATGATGGAACATATGAAAGTTTTGAAACCACATTTGCATCAACTGCAATAGGCATTCAACAAATTAAAATTGTAAGAACTGTCACCAACAACATGATGACAATTACAATTACACAAAGTACAAATGAAGAACTAACAGAATACATTAACACCATACAAAACCAATAAACAATGTCAGCAAACACCACACCAATATTTGTCCTTCAAGGAAACACCAAACCAGCAAGAATCGCAGCAGCAAACACAGCATCTGATGGATCAGGAGCATTAGTAACTTTAGTAACTGCAGGAACAGCTGGTGCTAGAGTAGATGGAGTAAGATTTAGAAATTCTCAAGCAGTTGCAGGCATAACATCTGCATTAGTACACAGAATATTTTTATCTGACACTGCTGGAACCAATCATAGACTCATAGGAGAAGTAGCAACAGCAACAGCAACTCGATCAATTACAGCAGTTGGAGCAACTTCAATTTTTACTTTTGATCAACCTATTATCATGTTAAGTGGTCAAATCATGTCTGTTGTACAATCACTATACACTGGTGCTGGAGATCAATTTGATGCTTGTGCATTCGCAGGAGACTATTAAACAATGGCAGTTAGAACAATAGCAGCTGGAGGAGGTAATTGGAATGCTACTTCAACGTGGATGGAAGGCATAGTGCCTATCCTTGGTGACACTGTATTTGCAGCTGTCACCTCAGGTCAATTAACTGTCAATGTTGCTGCTGCTTGTACATCCATAGATTTTACAAACTACACAAACACATTAACCATGAATGCTACTTTAAGTGTTGGTGGTAATGTTACACTTGTTGCTGCAATGACTATTGCTGGAACCAGTGCATTAATACTAACAGCTAATGGTACATTTACATCAAATGGAAAAACATTATCTGGAGCACTGGCTATAAACGCAGCTTTAACAATTACTATTGCAGATGATCTAAGAATAACTGGGCTGTTAACTTTAAATGGAGCTGGAACAACTACTATAAATGGTCTATTCAATATATACATTGGAAGTGCAATAACATTCGTTGGTGCTGGTTATGCTGTAACAGGAACAGCTACATTTTTAGTTACTACAACTTGTACATGGACACATAACAGTACTAGCTATTTAATAAATACATTGACTATAAATTGCGGAGCTAATACTTTAACTTTTAGCACTAATGGACTTAGATGTGGTGGAGGAGGTACAACAACTTATTTATCTGGAAATGTAGCAGGTACAAAATTAATACTTATTACTCTTAGTCGTGTACTTAATGTATCTGATATGATTTGGACTAGTGCAACTATTCAATCTGGAACTGTAACACTACTCAGTGACTGGAATATAGGTAGCTTAACACTTAGTACAACCGCCGTAGCAATAAATGGTGCATTTAATGTAAATGCTACTAATGGTTTAATAATTAGTAACGCCGGCGCTTTTACTGGTACTGCTACACTTAATTTACTTGGGGGTACTTGGAGTACATCATTCCCAGCTGCAACAAATTCAATTAGTATAGTACTCAAAGGAGATGTAACTATATCTGGAACAGTATCAAAATCAGGAACACTTACATATACCTCAGGAAAAATTACCGTGGCAGGAAGTACTTTAGCAATAATTGCAGCAGCAACATTAATAGACATGGATAAAATAGCATGGAATACAGTGACTGTAACTGCTGGTACTACTTTAACCATGAATAAATTTTTTAGTGGAAGTCCAAAACAAAAACCAACAATACAGTCTAGTACATCAGGTACAGTGTACACAATTACTTTTCAAGACACTTTTGAAAAAATAGCAAAATTTGTAAAAGTGTCAGACTGTAGTTTAACAACAAAAGGACAATTACTTATGTTAACTCCTAATTCAAATAAAGGAGGCAACTCTGGCATTAGATACATAAACCAATCACCAAATGGCATAGCTAAAAATGCTCCATCAATTACAGATACTATGACATGCCCAGCATTAGGATTAGCTGCAGATCCTTGCTTCTACTAAGAATTACTTTAATCTTTGTCATATTTATAATAAATCATAATTCATGAATGTACCTATATATCCCGGTTCTAGTTCATTTTTTCCAGGTAATACTCCTTTTGGATTTTATGATAATGACTATCAATTTCAAACTGACGCAGATAAAGTAACTACTTTTTGTGCTAGACGTTTAGGATATCCTATAATGGAAGTTGAATTGCAAGATTTAAATTTTTACACAGCTTTTGAAGAGGCAATTACAACATATGGAAATGAATTGTACGCTTATCAAGTAAGAGATAATTTATTAAACATAGCTGGATCTCCTACCTCTTCCAACATGAACCATGCTACTGTTATTCCAAGTATGGCTAACATAATTAAATTGACAGAGCAATATGGCTCAGAAGCAGGAGTAGGAGGATATGTAGATTATCACAGTGGTTCAATAGCAACTACAGCAAGCATTCAAGATTACAATTTAACCCAATGGGCTTTAGACAACAACATAACTGGGGGAATAGAAATAAAAAGAGTATTTTATCAACCAACTCCTGCTGTTAATCAACTTTATGGTTTAAACTTATTTTCAGGACTTGGAGGAGTTCCTGCAGTTGGAGGAGCATCTTTTGCAAATGGAGTTCCAGGTTACTTTATGTATCCTACAAGTTTACTAATTCAAACAACTCAAGCAATTGAATTGCAAAATCAAGTTGCATTGTCAGACTATTCATTTGAATTAGTAAACAATAAATTAAGAATATTTCCAATTCCAGACCGCACTGGAAACTACATTTGGTTTCACTACATTAGCCTTGAGGAAAGAACAAATTCAATTATAACTCAGGCAGGATCATCAGTGACTAATGTTTCAAATGCTAACTTTACAAATCCATTATATTCTCAAATAAATTCTATAGGCAGACAATGGATATTTGAATACACATTATCTTTATGTAAAGAAATGTTAGGATATGTTAGAGGAAAATATGCTCAAATTCCAATTCCAGGAAAGGAAATTTCACTTAATCAATCAGACTTAATATCAGCTGCAACAGCAGAAAAAACAGCTTTAATAGAAAGATTAAGATTATACATGGATGAAACTTCTCGTCAATCTTTACTAACAAGAAGACAAGCGGAAGGAGATGCAGCTATGATTGAACTTGGAAAATCTCCTATGACTATATTTATAGGCTAAAAACGTAAAATATGGCACTTTTTGGATCTAGTAGAGATATCTCATTTATAAGAGGAATGAACAGAGAAGTAATGGGCAACGTTATTTCTCAACAGTGTTCTTTTTACAAATACATTTTGCAAAAAACAACAGTAAATTTATACGGTGAAGCGTCTGGAGGAAGATTTTTTGACGGACCAGTTTTACTAAATGCTTTAATAACTGTTGGTGACAATACAAGTCCTACAAGTGAATTAGGTGTAGGTTTTGATTGGCCAATGACTTTTGCTTTTTTAAGAGATGATTTAGTTGATGCAAATACCCACCCTGAAGTAGGAGATGTTATATTATATCAAGAAAGTTATTGGGAAGTAGACAATACAAATATTACACAATTTTTTGCAGGCAAAGATCCTGATTTTCCAAATTCTATAAATCCACTAAATCCAGGACTAGAAAATTTTGGATACAATGTTAGTGTAGCATGTGAATGTCATTATGTTCCTTCAGATAGGTTAAATTTAATTAAATCAAGATTGTAATGGCAACCAGAGGTAGAAAACCAATTCCAAAAACACAAAAGGAGCTTCTTGTTGACCAACAAGTTCCTTATGAACAATCCGGATTAGGAAATCCCAATTTAGCAAATGGAAAAAACAGAGGAGATCAACTTTCTTTTAAAGGAGACACTACCAAACCATTTTCTATAGGAATTCAAGACATTGATGAATCAATTTTCTACTACTTTACAAATGTTATAAAACCTTCTGTAGTACAAAATGGCGAAAGAATTGAAGTGCCTATAATATATGGTTCACCTGAAAAATGGAAATCCTTTCAAAAAGATGGATACTATAGAGATGTTCAAGGTAGAATTATGATGCCTATAATAATGTTTAAAAGAGACAGCATTGATAAGGTAAGATCTATAGCTAATAAATTAGACGCCAACAATCCTAACAATTTAGCTTTACACAGAAAAAAATACAGTTCTAAAAATGCATATGACAACTTTAATGTGTTAAACAATGTTGTTCCTCAAAAAGTAAATTATGCAGTTGTAGTACCTGACTATATAACCTTAACATACAGTTGTGCCATCAACACTTATTACATGGATCAACTAAATAAAATTGTTGAAGCAATTGGATATGCATCTGATTCATATTGGGGTGATCCTTCACGTTTTCAATTTAGAGCGATGATTGATTCGTTTACCATAAAAACAGAAATATCAGATAAAGAAGAAAGAGCAGTAAGTAGTACATTCAACATAAAATTAAACGGATATATAATTCCTGACATATTACAAAAAGACATAACAGCATTGAAAAAATTACCAGACAAAGTTAAAATTATATTTACATCAGAAACAATTCCACCCGCCCAACTTTAATAATATTTATAACAAAATAAAATTTATGACAACAAAAGTTTTAACAGCAGAAGAAGTTACACAATTGAAAGAAGTTCAAGAAAAAAGACTTCAACTAGTTGAACAGTTTGGAATAATTGAATTAAGAATTCAAGAATTTAAATTGCAAAAAGAATATTTAGTAGTAGAACTTAAAAAAATACGTCAAGAAGAAACCACAATTGGTGAAACTTTACAAAAAAAATATGGCGATGGTTCAATAAATCTTGAAAAGGGAGAATTTGTAAGCGCTTAGTATTTTAATATGTTTCATCATATTTATAACAAAATAAAACATAATAAACAATGGCAGAAACATTAATATCACCTGGAGTCTTAGCAAGAGAAAACGATTCATCTTTTGTATCTCGTAGACCTGTAACAGCTGGAGCAGCAATCATTGGACCAACAGTTAAAGGTCCAGTTGAAATTCCAACAATTGTTACCACATTTAGCGAATATGCTAATATATTTGGCACAACATTTGACAGTGGAAGTGTTACAAATAGTAAAACATACACTTATTTTACTTCAATAGCAGCGTACAACTACTTTGTTAATGGTGGAACATCTTTACTAGTAGCTCGAGTAGTAACAGGATCTGCTACTGCGTTACCAGGTGCATTTATAGGAGCTACTACTACTACAGCTTCAGCTGGAAATGACGCAATTAAAGATTATAATAACAGTGAATCATTTGCTTTAGAAACACTTTCTGAAGGGATAATTATGAACAACTCAGGTTCCCAAACATCTGGATCTTTAGTAAGTGGTTCTAAAGACAATGTAAGATATCAAATTGTAAATTCAAATACAAGTTCAGGAACATTTGATTTACTAATTAGAAGAGGTGACGACAATACTCTTACACCTACTGTGTTAGAAACTTTTACAATGTTGTCTTTAGACCCAAATTCTCCAAACTTTATTTCTCGTGTAATTGGTGATCAAATTCAAAATTACAATGGAGTTACAATACAAATTGAGACTACAGGTTCATATGCTAACAGATCAAATTACATAAGAGTAAAAAATGTAAATGTTACAACATTAAATTATTTTGACAATAATGGAGTAGCTAAACTTGCATATACTTCTTCTATTCCTATAAATAAAAGTGGATCATTTGGTGGAGCAACAGGTACTGTAAGAGGAGGAGCTAAATTTTACAATGATATTGATAATACAGACACACAAGGATTAACAGGTGGATGTTATGATAACATGATTAATCTCTTATCAAACACTGATGATTTTAAATTTAATGTATTATTGACCCCAGGTTTATATGATGCAGATTATACATCACGAGTAACATCTATTATTACAAATACACAAAATAGAGGAGACAGCATATATGTGTTAGATCCTGTAGCTTATGGTAAAGTAGTAAGTACAGTAACAGCTCAAGCAGCTACTCGCAACACATCATATGCTGCTGCTTACTGGCCTTGGTGCCAAATAGTAGATCCTTCTACAGGAGACTTAGTTTATGTACCAGCCTCAACAGTAATTGGAGGAGTATATGCTTACAATGACTCAGTAGCTGAACCTTGGTTTGCACCTGCTGGAATAAATAGAGGAGGACTGTCACAAGTAGTTAGAGTTGAACAAAAACTTTCAGCTGCAAACAGAGACACTTTATACAATGGAAAAGTAAATCCAATTGCAACCTTCCCAGGAACAGGAATAGTAGTATATGGACAGAAAACATTACAAACTAGAGCTAGTGCTTTAGACAGAGTAAATGTTAGACGTTTGTTGATTGCTTTAAAATCATACATTTCTCAAGTGGCACTCAATTTAGTATTTGAACAAAATACTATTGCTACAAGAAATCAGTTTTTAAGCCAAGTAAATCCTTACTTAACATCTGTTCAACAAAGACAAGGATTGTATGCTTTCAAAGTAATTATGGATGAAAGTAACAACACACCTGATGTAATTGACAGAAATCAATTGATGGGTAAAATATTTGTTCAACCAACTAAAACAGCTGAATTCATTTACTTAGACTTCAACATCACACCAACAGGAGCTACTTTTGGAGCATAATTTTTTAAAAATATAATATTTATAATAAACAAAAACATAAAAATAAAATGGCAGTACTAAGTCCCAACGAAATATTTTTCACCGCATTTGAACCTAAAGTAAAAAATCGCTTTATTATGTATGTGGATGGAATTCCAGCTTACACAATTAAAAAGATTGGAGCTGTGGGTGTAACAATGGATGAAATTGTCTTAAATCACATTAACGTTTACCGTAAAATTAAAGGTAAAGCTAAGTGGGATGACATTGAAATGACATTGTTTGATCCTATTACACCATCAGGTGCTCAGTCTGTAATGGAATGGGTACGTTTACATCATGAATCTGTTACAGGCCGCGATGGTTACTCTGATTTTTACAAGAAAGATGTAACAATCAACATTTTAGGACCAGTTGGAGACATTGTATCTGAATGGGTTATCAAAGGAGCATTTATTAAATCTGCAAAATTTGGAGACTACAGTTGGGATGATGAAGCAGCAGCACAAGAATTAACAGTTAACTTAGGAATGGATTATTGCATCTTGAACTTCTAATTTAACAAAATACAATATAAAGGAAACTCACTTAAACTTGGTGAGTTTCTTTTTTGTTCGTATAATTATATATGAACAATAAGTTACATTAATAAAATCTATGGAAAAAAATACCCCAACAGAGATCAAT